GTCCAAACATTTTCTGAGTAATTATAAGTCACACATCTATCAACTTGATCAGATCCATCTTTTGGATAGAACCAGTTTATTTCTGTATACAAAGTATTAGGTGAGGAATAAATAACATCTCTTGAATCTAAATTAATTCCTAGGTTATCTCCATCTGTACTAAATACAAAATCTTCTACAAGAGATGGCAATGATTTAACTGTACCATCATAAGCAAAAAAACCACCTTCTGCTGACATCCACCATACAGCACCGTTTGCATAAGACATAGCGTGTTGACCAATGCAACCACAGTTGGTACCAACTTGTCTAACAGAAAAAGTAAAAGGTGGACCAACAAATTGAATTACATAAGCTGCAAGATCAGTTGCTACAAAAATATAATCTTTACCTTGTATAGCTGCTCTAATTTCATTACCTGTATCTAGTCTAAAAGTACCTGCAGTGTTAGTTGCTGTCGGTGTGTATGTATTTAAGTCTTCTTGATTTGAAAATCTTACAAACATCGGGTCTTGTGTCGAAGCATCACCAATAGTTGTTTCTGTCCCTAAATGAAATACATGTCTATCTCTATCTGATACAATAGAAATTCTAGTAGCCGTTGGATTGTTTGTTGTTTGAAAATTACTTGTTGATTGCGATGCCCTTATTGATCTAGCATTTGATGCTCCTGAATTCCACGTAAAAGTTTTACCATTAAATATAGTTGCAACAAGAACCTCACCAAAGTTATCTAGGCTCCAGTTTCCTGGATCCAGAGTCACGCTACTTATAGTTCTTTCAGTGCCCCACGTAGAGTCTCCCCATAAATAAGTTCCCCAACCATAACCCGCGGTCTGAGTAGTAGGCCCTACTTCAACATAAGGATTAACAGTCGCTGCACCTGCTGCAGTCATACCAGTTCCCCCTTCAGCTCTTACAGCTTGCACTGTAAATTTATCTACAGTTGCAACTGTTAAAATTTCATAAACTACTTCTAATTCTGCAGCTGTAAAATCTGATGCACCTGTAACAGTTACCCCAGATAGAGTCACATATCTTCCAACAGCCAAACCATGTGATCCTTTATTAACTTGCAAAACATTTGAACCATTAACAGTTGTTAATGTGCATCCGGTAATTGCTGTATCTAAAGGAGTAATATCAAAAAAATCATTACCATAGTATAAAAACAAACCTTGAGATGTTCCTATGGCTGCATATTTTTCACCTGCAAAAGAACTAAAACTATGTTGTTTTCTAGCAACACCTGGTAATGTTTTAGACGCAGCTGTAAGTTGGTTCCAACCACCTATTTTTTCAGGTAATCCATATCTAAATCTAACAAAATCACCATCTGTCCATTGCCCCTCGGCACCAGATTCTGTGTCTTGTTTATTAAAACCAGGCTTGAAATTTAATTTTTGTAGCATATAGTAGCTTATATATTAGTTTTATAAAGAATGAAAGTAGCATAATTATGGATCATTTAGAAGCAATTGTTATGTTAAACAATATAGTAAATCCTTATTTTTCTAAAAAAATAATGTCTTTAACAGATCACAAGGCTATTGAAGATCTCACAATCGGAGGAGGTGTTGTAGATAAAAAAATAAGAAGTGTTAAAGGATATTCATTAAATTTAAAAACTCCTACTAATATATTTTATTGGAATTATATAAAAACAGAAATAGAAAGATTATATATTCATTATAAAGTTAAATTTCCAAAAATGGAAAGTAATAAAATAAATCAAATTGATTTGTTAAAATATAAACAAGGCGGTAATTATAAAGTACATACAGATCATTTTAGCACCGCGTCAAGATCATTAAGTGTTATTATAAATTTAAATGATAATTATGAAGGAGGAGATTTAGTTTTTACAGATCAAAAAGAAATGGAAATAAAAAGAATTAAATTACAAAAAAATTCTATTGTTTTCTTTCCAAGTAATTTTTTATATCCCCACACAATTGAACCAGTATTGAAGGGAACAAGGTATAGTATAGTAGCATGGCTGCAGTAAATTTTAAACTTTTAAAAAATTTTATATCAAAAAAAGAATTGCCTACTCTACAAAAATATTGTTACAATAGAATAGATTCGAATAAAGATTATACAATTGATGATCAAGTATTTTCTCCTAGTTGGAGCGCAGATCCTTTAATGACATCCTTACTAGATATAAAATTACCTATAGTAGAAAAAGAATCTAATTTTAAATTGTTTCCAACTTATTCTTATTGGAGATATTATGTGTTTGGTGGAAGTCTTTCTTTTCATAAAGATAGACCTTCTTGTGAAATATCAGTTACAGCATGTATAAAAAAATATGATAACTGGCCAATAGAAGTTGAAGGTACGTCTTTTGAACTAGAAGAAGGAGATGGTATTTTATATGCAGGTTGTGATCAAGAGCATGGTAGACCTGGTATATATAAAGGAGAAGGAATGGCGCAAGTATTTTTTCATTATGTAAATAAAAATGGATTTTTTACTCATCATAAATATGATAACTATTTAAAAACAACAGGTTTAAAATCTAGTAAAGAAGATTTAAAATTATTAGGCAGAAAAATATGAAAGAAAAAACAGTAAATATAAATAATTTCATAGGTATATATGATAATTACATTACACCTGAAGACTGTGATAAAGCTATTGAACTATACGAAAATCAAAATAAGTTTAATAACACTATAAACAGAATAGGTTTTGAACAAAGTGGTGTTTTGTCAAAACAAGATCAACAATATTTTGCAAATGCAAGTAATATAGAAATTTGGTGGGAGGAATTAAAACCTTTAATGTTAAATTTTGATATGGCTTTTAAACATTATACAAAACATACGGGCGCTGAAGAAGCTTATGGTCAACCATTTCATTTTACTTCATTAAAAATTCAAAAAACTTTACCTACAGAAGGATATCACTTGTGGCATGTTGAACATGGTAAAGGACATGAAAATGAACCTAGAGCTTTTGTTTATTCAATATATCTAAATGATGTAAAAGAAGGTGGAGAAACAGAATTTTTACACTTTTCTAAAAGAGTAAAACCAGAAAAGGGTAGAATAGTTATTTGGCCAGCAGCTTTTCCATACATTCATAGAGGTAATTCACCTTTGTCCGGTGAAAAATATATTTTAACTTCTTGGATGAATTTAAGAGGTGTATGATAAAAATAATAGATAATTATTTTGAAGATAATTTATTTTTAAATATAAAAAATCATATTACAACTAAATTATACTACACTCCTAGATTCTATGATGGAAAAAAAGAAAATTATTATGGTAGTAGATTTGTTTTATCTCAAGATAAAAAATTATTAGACACCTTTGTTACACAAGCAGAGAAAAAATTTAAAATAAAAATTAAAAAATTAAATCCTGATAGTGGTATAGATATGAGAAATATAGATCGTTTTCACCCACATCAAGATGAAGAAAATAAAATTAATATATTAGTAATGTTAGCTGGTCCCACAGCTGTTACAAACGGTACAGTTTTTTATACTGATGGTGAGTTAGATGTTCATGTGGGATTTAGAGAAAATAGAGCAATTTTATTTCCATCTTTGTGGTATCATTCTAATCATGCGAGTAATGTTCCAGATCTTAAAAGATATACTGCGTCTTTATTTATACTAGATTATGAAGAGTAAGAAGTGGGTCTTGGACCTTTTCTAGCTATTTGATCAGCTTCACTTTCTGTAGATTCTAAAACTGAATTATTAACTTCACCTGACCAAACTTCAATAACATCGGCATCCCAATCAGCTTGTAATTTAGCTAAGTGAGCAGAATCCCATCTATCTATAAATTGTTGAAAGTCTAATCCTTCAGTCTCTAAAGAATTATGTGGTGTAGTATCTCTGTGTTCTACTTCATCTGTTGAAACTGGATTTCCATAATGAATAGCCCAAATATTTTGAAAATCAGTAGTTGCCCAAAAAGCATTATCATCAATAGTGTAAGCATTTCCAGCTCCATCACCTGATTGTTTAATGATTATTTTATCATCAAATACTACTGTCCATGATCCGTTTGTTGCCATAATTTCTCCTAAGTCTTAATAATATATAAAATTGTTAAATAAGGTTGTAAAACTGAAGTTGCGTCTCCAGAAAAAGTTGCACTCATGTTGTGAGAGTGACCAGTACCAGAACCTGTGCTTCCAGTATTACCTGGTCCACCACCAGCTTGTAAAAATGGGTGAGTTGGACCTGGCCCTTGCATAGCACCACCATTTCCTCTACCACCAGGGTGAGAGTGAGAAGCAAGTTGCGATGTACTTAGTGTTGCATTAGCTGTTGAACCACCAACATTTCCTGTTGATGTTACAGTATTTGCTCCACCAGTTGATGCTAAAGCCTTAGTTCCAGATTTACCCATTGCAA